TGGTGCAACTGGTGACTTTTTTGGAGGGATAGGCGGCGCACTTGCTGCTATGGGAACTGGTGGTGCAGCTAATGCTCTTGGTGGTGCAGCGGGTGGTCTTTTTTCTGCTTTTGCGGGAGTAGCAGCTAATCCTTTCATGACAGTTCTGTTTAAGAACCCTAATTACAAGACTTATGAATTTTCTTGGAGACTTTTTGCTAGAAGTAATGTCGAAGCGGCTGAACTAGCTAAGATTATCACTAGTATTAGATATCACATGTTACCGGATGCAGATCCAAGCAATGGAGGTGCTGTTCTTAGTTATCCAAGTCTTGTTAAATGTAGAATAAATGCTGCAGGTCAAGAACTATACCCGTTCAAGTATGCAGTCATAAAAGATGCTACGTTTAACTACGCTCCCGACGGTGCACCGTCTTTTCATAAAGATGGTCGACCAACAGCAGTAGATGTAAAGATAAGCTTACAAGAAGTAGAGTATTTCTTGAAATCTAGCATGAATTCAAGCGCGAGTTCGATATAATGACAGAAAATTATTTTTCCAAGTTTCCTACTATAAGCTATAATGGATATAAATCTATTAATATTATGTCACGTGTGAAGTTGCTTGACAAACTTTATAATCGACCGGAATACTACTATAACATTGATCTTCCAGAAACAGTAAGACCTGATTTTCTATCCAATGAACTGTATAAAGATTCTTATATGTCTTGGTTGATCTATCTTTCAAACAATATAGTTGATCCTTACTATCAGTGGGGAATGAATCAGTATGATTTTAATAATTTTGTTGCAGAAAAATACGGTTCTGTAGACTCTGCTCAAAGTAAAGTAGCTTACTGGAACAACAACTGGTACGAGTCTCATGGGAATATTTCTATATCAGCATATAACAATTTAACAGATGAAGCTAAGAAGTATTTCGAACCTATATTAGTTGGAAACATAATATTGGAGTATCGTAGAAGACAAGAAGACAACATGGTCAACACCAATCAGATATGGCAATACTCCGTATCAAGCGATCTTGGTCTTTCTTTAGATGATAAAATAACTCTCACAGTCAACAACAAGTCAGTTGGTAACGGTCAAGTTCTATTTGCTAACAGCTCTACTGTTAGAGTGTATCAAGTGTTTGGAAACGTTTCTGCTTATACTACTAATACTGCTAATGTTAAGATGATCACTTCTATTTCTACTACTTCGGTGTTGACAGCTAATATGTTAGCTACAAATATACCTTTATCCGAACAAGTTTATTGGAGTCCTATAACTTACTATGATGTTGAAGATATAAAGAACAAAGGATACTTCTCAGTAAAAGCTCTGAGTGAAAACTATCAAAAACAGGCAGCATTACAACTAAGAAGATTACTTAATCCATGACAGCTTATAATCCCGGAGATATTATAGTTTCTGAGTTGACTGTTACATCTCATAGCGGGCAAGCTATAGACTATACAAAAAGTTTTGTTAGCTTCGATATTTACGAGAGCATATTTGCTCCGGGAATCATAGCTTACATAACAGTATCAGACGCAAAAGACAATGTGGGAGATGCTAAGATAGCCGGCGGTGAACAGGTAAGCATAGCTTTCTCTAGTCCTGGTCAACAACCGGCTCAGTATAAACTGTTGGTGAACAGCGTAAAAGATGGATCGGCTACTTCAGGACAGCACTCAAAATCTTATCGTTATGAATGTGTTTCTGAAGAAGCTTTCAACGCTCGTGATAAGTACGTTAGTAAGAAATACGATAACAAAAACTACTCTGAGATGATTCAAGATATATTCAAGAATTTTATCAAGAGTAGTAAGAAGTTAGATGTAGAAGATACTAAAGGCATGTTCAAGCATGTAGTTCCCAATCAAAAACCATATCATGCTATAGACTACATCAGACGTAGATGTGTTTCTTCGGAAAACAAATCTTCTTCTTATGTGTTCTTTGAAAACAGAGACGGCTTCTTCTTCAAGACTATAGAACAGATATTCAAAGATAAGAACATCATAAAGACTTATGTTCAAGATGCAGCTACTGGTGCTGACTTCATGAAAGCTAAGGGCAACAACATCTTAGCGGTTGAAGTTCCGCAGCAAGGAAGCATGTCTCAGACTATCGCTTCTGGTAACATGAAGCAAGCCCAAAGAACATATAACTTTCAGACTTTAAACTATACACAAAACAACGATGTTCAAAACCCAGCTGCTGGAACTAAAACTTCTGGTGCTGGACCTGATTCTCGTGTTCCTCAAAAGATGAAAGACGCTCATAACAGTGAACCAAACAAGATATCGATAGTCCCAACAAACAACGAAAAGCAGTTAGGATCTGGTTCTAATCCAAACATAGCAAGCACTAGCCCAACTCAAATGGCTTATGCAGAAGCTTTGGGTTCTAGCGTAGTAAAGATGTCGATATACGGTGATTCTGATCTAAAAGCTGGTGTTATGATTACGGCTAACTTACTACAGAAGCTCGATCAGACCAGTGCACCCGGAACAGATAAGTCACAGTCTGGAGATTTTTTGATCTCAGCGTTAAGACATAAAGTAAAAGATCAAGGAAGTAGACCGCGTTATACTTGTGAGATGGAACTCGTTAAGGGTGGTAACGAGGAGAGCTTCCAGTGACAGAAAGAGCTTTTGGTTCCAATTTTAAATGGTTTGTAGCTAAAGTAGTAAACCGCGGGGACGGTAAAGACGCCGCCGAAAAAGATAAAACTGAATCTGGAAGAGTTCAGATCAGAATATACGGTAAGCACGACGACGAGAAGAACATTCCTGATAGTGCTCTTCCTTGGGCTATACCGATGCTACCGATCAATTCCGGAGCAGGAAGGGCCGGTGTCAGCGCTTCACCGCTAGGCCTACAGAAAGACTCTCAAGTAGTAGGGTTCTTTGCAGATTCGGATGAAAACATACCGATTCTCATGGGTATACTAGTTCGTTCTGGTAAAGACGGCGGTAATGATGGCGAAACAGTAACGTCAGAAAACAATGATTTACCAAAAGGCGCTAGAACTGCTGCTACTTCTGGTGGTGATGAGAACGATAAGAATCCTGGTAAGTCTATAATAAACGATATTGGCCAAAACAATCAGCAACTTATAGACAAGAAGACTATTGGAAACATAGCTTTTGAGCCGGGAACTTCTGCTTTAGACTATATAAACAAAGCTGATCCATCCAATCTTTCCGGATCAATATCGGGTGCGTTGTCAGGAATGAAGTCTATGACTTCTACTCTTAACGTAGCTTCTTCTCTTCTTTCAAACTTTTCTGGTTTGATGAGTGGAAAATTAAACTTGACTTCGTTGTTGTCTATCGGAGCTCAAGCTGCTGGTTTGAAAAACTATGTTCCAAATATAGGTGCTATTTCAGGACTATCTGGATCAGCTACAGCTGTAGCTAGATCTATTGGTAACGCATCATCTACGGCAAACATAGCTAAAAATCTTTTAGCTGGAGCTTTTAGTGGAGGTAACCCGCTAGAAACGGTTCTTGGTGGTTTGGGTGGTCTTGGAGGTCTTCAGAGTCTTGCTGGTAAAGCTACGGGTTTGCTTGGTCCTATATCAGGAAACTTTGCAGCCGGTTCTGCTATAGCTGGAACGATGAAGGGAATGACTAGCGCTATGTTTGCCGGTGGCGGCAATGTAGTCAAACCGATTCCTTTCGGTGCTCCTAACTTGAATTCTGTTTTAGGAAACGTGAGTGCTATAGCTGCTGGTATAACTTCTGGTATACCGGGAATAGCTGCATCTGTTCTCAGCAACAGCCCTATATCTGCTTCAGGTCTATCTAGTCTTTTAACTACATCTTTACCCGTATCATTACAGAACTCAAGCCTTACTTTGCCTTATTCAGTATCTGCTGCTAGTATTATTTCTAATATTAAACTTAATCCTGGTATAAATGTTTCTCCGGATATCGCTATACCCGCTACAATACTTACTAAAATAGTTACTCCAACAGTAACCCCGAGTGTTATAAACGATGTGACTATATCTTCTAGTAATTATAATATTAATAGCTTACAGAATTCGAGTGTTAATGTTAACATACCGATACAGTCGATTACAGCCATCAACTATACGCTAAACAATACACCCGGAATAGCATATAAAGCTACCGGTTCAGTCTTTACTTTAAATCGTGGTACAACAACTAAGAGAATATAATATGGCAGATGATCCAGATCCCTCGCAAAGACACCCTAAATCTACTTACAAGAGTGACTATTATTTCAACAAGAAAACTACTACAGAATCTGGTCACGAGATGGAGTGGGATGATACTCCCGGTCATGAACGCGTAAGAATCGCTCATAAGACCGGATCTTATATTGAATGGTCTGCAGACGGTAGAAAAGTAGAGAGTATCAAAAATCATGAACATAAATATGTGCAGGGTGGTTTAACTCAAACTGTCGAGAACAATAGTGATCTAAAATTCAATGGTAACGTTCGAACTTCTATAGGTCAAGACTCTCATAATGAAATCAACGGTGACTATACTCAAGCGATCGCAAAAAATTTATCGATAGCAATTGGTAAAGGTGCCGCGATAGTTGTTATGGATGATCTTTATATAGTATGTAAGAACTTGACTGTTCAGACTAGTGATAACGTGAACTTTGATGTCGGCGGCGACTTTGCTGTTAATGCAGCCGGTAACTTTAATGTTATAGCTGGAAAAGGAATATCAGCTAGAGCAGACGGCGGTGATTTTCAGACTAAATCTTCCGCTAAAACCATAATCGATGTTGGTAGTACTCTTGATACTAAGTCTGGTGGAACTACTACCGTTAAAGCTCCAAAGATAGATTTCAAGTCAGGATAATCATGACACAAGTACATAGAAACGGCGACTCAAGAGCCTGTGGTGCTTCTACTATAGTTAGTGGTCAAGGATTTGTTTTTGTTGATGGTCAGCTATGGTCTGTAGAAGGTGATCCTGATAGTCATGGAGGCGGAAATCTTAGTCCCGGTCAGATAGCAGCTATCTACATCGATGGTAAAAGAGTGATCGGAGTCGGTGATGCAGCTGCTCCGGATGCTCTATGTATTCCATTGGGCGGAGCTCATTGTGCTCCAAGCGCATCTAGCGGTGATGCTAACGTAACGGCGGTCTAGTATGTCAAGAGCAGATAGAGTTACACCAAAACAACCAGAAATATACAGCGACTTTCTGTCTAATCTAGACTTACACCCGCTTTCCAACGATATAGCGAAAGTTACTAACGGAGAGTCTATCAAACAGTCTATCAGAAATCTTATCTTAACTAATTTTGGTGAAAGACTTTTCTCTCCAACTGTAGGTTCTAATGTCTATAAAACTCTTTTTGAAAACTTAGATCCGTTTACTCTACAGAACTTACAGACGTATGTAGAAGATACAGTAACTTATCAGGAACCCAGAGCGAGACTTTTGGGAGTAAACGTATACGGTAACGAAGCTGAAAATTCTGTTACGATAACGATCGCTTTTTCTATAATAAATACTGGACAGACAGAAAATTTAAATCTTATCCTTAAAAGAGTTCGCTAATGGCATCAAATAGTTCTTTAGATCTTGTATCACTAGATTTTGATACTACCAAACAAAATCTTAAAAATTACTTGAAGTCTCAAGCGATCTTCAAAGACTTTGATTTTGAAGGATCAAATATCAACGTTCTTTTGGATGTGTTAGCTTATAACACTTTCATGAACGGCTTCTATCTTAATATGGTAGCTTCCGAGTCTTTCTTGGATTCTGCTCAGTTAAAAGATAGTATAGTTTCTCATGCAAAAGAACTTAACTATCTTCCAAGATCTAATAAATCTGCAGAGATAACTTTAGAACCGTTTGTCATACAACTAAAATCTGATGCAAAAACTCTTTATATGCCAAAAGGCACAAGATTCAGTGGAATATCTAAGGGTGTATCTTATAACTTCGTTACAGACAGCACGTATATAAACAATACTCCTATCGCTAATACTTCAGCTAATACTTCTGACTTTCATGTGTCTTCAAGAGAGTATGATTCTCTTGGAACCAGTTATATAGTCAATCCTTTTGTGATATATCAGGGAAACTATCAAACAGACACTTTTGTATCTGACTATTCTTTAGAAAATCAAAGATATGTTTTATCAGATTCTACTGTAGATACAGATAGTATTACAGTAACGGTATCTGAAAACTCTGGAGCAACCGTTTATACTTACACTTATTCTATAACTCTTCTTGGTATAAACAGTACAGATCTTAAATTTTTCTTGCAAGCAGCCGAAAACGGAAAATACGAAGTTATATTCGGTGACGATATCATTGGTCGTAGACCAAGAAACGGTGCAGTTATCACAGTGCAGTACAGAACTTGCGCGGGTGATCTTGGTAACGGTGTTTTAAACTTTTCTTTGGATACTAATGTTGGTAGCACTAGTAATTCTGAGATCAGAGGAAGCATACCAAAAATAGTTGCATCTTCTGATATTTCGGGCGGGTCTTATGGTGGAGCTGTAGCAGAAAGCATAGCTCAGATAAGATTCAAAGCTCCACGCTATTTTCAGACTCAAGAGAGAGCTATAACTCCAGGAGACTATCAAATCCTTCTTCAAAACCAGTTTCCGGAAATAGGTGCTATAGCTGTTTTTGGTGGAGAAACATTTGATCCGCCGCTTTTTGGTAAAGTCTATGTATCTGTAAAACTAAAAGATGTAGACGGCCTACCAGATGCTAAAAAGATAGAGTATGCACAGTTCATAAAACCTCGCTCTCCTCTTTCTATCGATGCTATATTCATCTCACCAGAAAACTTGTACTATAAAGTAGTTTCTAAAGTTAACTACAACATAAACGTTACTTCTGCTAGACCCGATCAGATCAAGAATCAAGTATCTACAGTGATTCAAGAGTTCGATACTACTTATCTACAAAACTTTAATGTTACTCTTAGAAAATCACGTCTTTTGAATTCTATCGATAATGCAGATCAAAGTATCATCAGTAACGATACTAATATAACAGTGTTCAAGAAGTTTACACCGTTCTTAGGAGTATCGCAGAACTGGGTTATCAGACTCGGTGTTCCTTTGTTATCTACTATTCCTACTTTGACTAATACTCATCCAGCAGATAGATTGCATGCGATATCATCTTCAAAGTTTATATACAACGGTGAAACATGCGTGTTAGAAGATAACGGTGCTGGTATAGTAAACATCGTTTCTTTTGTTGGTACCAATCATAAATTCCAAAAAACTGTTGGTACTGTAAACTATGATACCGGTGCAGTTTATATAAATGACTTTAATATTGATAAGTTTGAAGGCAACGAAATAAGACTGTACGGTCTTCCACGAGAAGGTGATATAACTTCCAACGGAAACAATATACTCGAGTTAGCTTTAGATGAGCTTGAAATCAACGTCATCACTGTAAGACAATAATGCTCAATATCGAAAAAACAGTATCGAATCTAGTTGAATCACAGTTTCCATTCTTCTTACAAGAAGAAGGTCCTCTGTTTATTGAGTTCGTCAAACAGTATTATGTTTGGATGGAATCTCAACAAAATAATATCGGCGGCCCCATCTATCATTCACGTCGTCTTCAAGAATACAGAGATATCGATAGTACGGTAGATAGTTTTCTTGTATACTTCAAAGAAAAGTATCTGAAGAACATTCAATTCCAGACAGCAGCGTCTCTAAAAAGAATGGTCAAGCACAGCCTTGATCTTTATAGATCTAAGGGTACACCCAGAGCTATAGACTTACTGTTCAAAGTAGTTTTTGATACTCCAGCTACGATATATCTTCCTGGCGAAGATATTTTTAGACTATCTAGCGGTGACTACTACGAACAGTACTATCTAGAAATTAGTCCTTCTCCTTACAATATAGTTTTTGTTGGAAAAGAGATAATAGGATTACAGACTGGTACAACAGCCTTTGTAGAGAAGCTTCTAAGAAAGAAGATAAAGGGCACTTATGTAGAAGTGTTTGTTATATCGGCTATTCGTGGTAATTTTATTACCGGTGAGATCGTTAAAACAAGTAAGCAAGTTAGTGTAGTAAACAACCCGAAGATTATTGGATCTCTTACAAAAGTAAGAATCGTGACTGGAAGTAAAGGATTCAGTATCGGTGATATAGTAACGATAGATTCTCCGCAAGGTTCTAGCGCTAAAGGTAGAGTATCTGGAGTAGCTGATGTTACCGGTAAAGTTGAGTTTAATCTAGTAGACGGTGGTTTTGGTTTCACGAGCGATTCTGATATTCATATCTCAGAAAAAGTTATAAGAATATCAAACGTTCAAGTGAATACTGCTTTCAGCAATAACTATTTTGGAGACTACGATAAGCTCGTAGCGCCACAAGCTATTGTCAACTTTAATAACTTTAAATATGCTAATTTGAATTCTACTGTTCCAGATATAAACGCAGGTGATTTTTATTTTAACTACTACAGCAACGGAAGTATAAAAGGATCTTTTGCAGTACAAGGATTTACAAAAAATTCTAATACTGCTGGTCTTATGTATGTTACAGTTATTTCCGGCAACGTTGATTGTCGAGGAGCTGGAACCGTTAACGGTTACTATAATACTGGAAACACTATAACTGCTAATATTGATTCTGGTGGAATCGTAGATCAAACTGCTACAGCAAATATTATTGGCACTACTGGTAATGTTGTCATATCTTATGCTAACTCTTTACCCTTCAGCAACAACGAGTATGTTTATCAATTAGCTAACAACGGCACGTACAGTGCTTATGCAAAAATAATCGGTTCAACTTCCAGCAGTTTTAGTGGCACTATTACTGTAGCGAACACTAACGGAATTTTTGTTTACGGTGCCAATATCTACAGCACTTCTTCTGGTAGATCAGCCAACGTTAATAATATATCAGTAGACGTTGGCGTCATCGATATCAGCAACCAGTTCTATAGCAACACTGGTAATTATGTTTACACTCAAGCTTATGACGGTAACGTTTATAGCAACGGAACGGTTTTGACTATCTCTAAGGGAGAGCTAGCCAGTTTTGTTTTCTCTAGCTCTTTAGGAAATCCGGAACAGATAGAACTCAACACAGATTTTCTTCGTGATAAGTTGACGGTTCGTTTGAATGCTACAGACTACGGTTTTAAACCAACCGTGATAGCTAACGCTACATCAACTACACCGATCGCAAACTGTTTAAACTTTGCCGAAAAGACTATAGGTACCATACTGAACTTGACCGGTATCAATAACGGTGTAGAGTATAACGTTCCTCCTGTAGTAAAGATAGATAGTCCTCTTATATCACAATACTTAATAAAAGATGTAGATCTTCAAATTTCTAACGCTACAGCTAACTTTATAACTGGAGAAAGCGTAATCCAGACTTCTACTGGTGCTAACGGTATAGTGTTAGGATACACTAGTACTTCTAATACATTGTCTCTAAGACTTATAAACTTTGAAAATTCTTTTTCTAATACAGTCACAAACACTTATATAACAGGTCTTGGTTCTGGAACCAATGCTTATGTTAATTTTGTTTATGCAAACAACAATTCAAAATCTATGGGTGTAAACTCTATAGTTACAGCTAACGTTGTTACTGAAGTAGGTTCAGTAACAAACATAGATGTTATAGATTCTGGTTTAGGTTATCAACACGATGAGCTTGGAGATTTCTATTCTTTGGATGGGACAAGAGCTGGTACAGCTCATATGCTTCTTGGAACAAGAACTTCAAACACAGATTCTCAAGGAACTCAAGGAAAGACTCTAGGATTCTATAGAGATCGTAACGGGTTCTTGAGTGATACTAAGAAAATTTATGACGGTTACTACTATCAAGATTACTCTTATGAAATAAGATCTGCTGTGACGTTAGATAAATATGAAGCGATGCTAAAACAACTGCTTCATGTCGCCGGCACAAAATATTTTGCATCTAGTGTTATAAGTTCTATTTTGCCAGTTCAATCTAAAATAGACAGATATTTGACTCTTATTAACACGACAGTAGATAGATATGACATAACCGATGACAGTACTTATTTTACTTCAGACATGATTTATAAACCGTAGGAATTGTAGATGGCACAACAAGTTATTAATATTGGTAATACAGCCAACGATGGTACCGGTGATCCGCTTCGTACTGCTATGGGAAAGATCAACTCAAACTTTTCTGATTACTATACTACGGTAGTTATCAATGCAACCACTAAAACTGTAGCTTTTTCTAACACGATAACCATAACCGGTGCTAACGGTACAAGCACATCTACTATAAACTCTACATCGTATACCGGTACATCAAACAACTCCGTTTATCTTGCTGGATATCTTGGAAACAACTATGTTTTATCTACAGACAGTAGAACTTTAACTGGTAATCTTAATTTCACCGGAGCGAACGTATTCTTCAGCAACGGTATAAATGTAAGTAATGGCAGTTTTATAGCTAACGCTTCTGGTATTTCTGTTAATACTGGTTTATCAGTAAGCTCTATAACTGTATCAAATACAGCTAACGTTGGTATTTTAAACGTTACCAATAATGTTTCTGTCGGTGGAAATCTTTCTATTACAGGTACTCTTTTTGTTTCAGGTAACACAACTTTTGTTAATGCTACAGTTATAACTACAAACGATAAGTATATTGTGGTCTCTAATAATGCTGCTACTGCAGCAGCTGCTATTGGTTCTGGTATAATAGTAGGAAGCTATGCTAACTTAGTTTACCAGTCTACTGGTACAGCTTGGCAATCTAACGTAAATTTTACACCGTCATCTAACAATTTAAATCTTGGTAATACGTCTAATCTTTGGAATCTTTACTCAAACGTTGTAACAGCATATAGTGCTAATATTTCTGGTAACATTAATATTGGCGGAAATATGTATATTGCCAATACTATTAATTCAGGAAACGGTTTCTATTCTAATGGTCAGTTTACTACTAATACTTTAGTTTATACTGACGGTATAGTTGTAGATTATGTTTCTGGTCATGGAAGAATAAGCGTTGGTACAAACGATGATTTCATTGTGTATACTGGAAACGTTGGCTATCAAACGATGTTTATGGCTAATGCTATCGGACTACACGTTAATGGATACGCTAACGCTTTATACTTCAGCGTAGGTCAAAGCACCATCGCTAACAGCACCGGTGTTTATACAGGATACATCAATTCTTCTGCTTGGTCGACTTACTCTAACTCTACTGGATTCTATACCGGTAATACTACTATCAACACTGCTATAACTACTGCAGGTTTGTTTATAAACGGTACAGCGACTGTTGCTAATTCAACAGGTGTCTATACTAATACTGTAAACGCTTCATCTTTTACAGTTGGGACCGGATTTACTGCTAATACTTCTGGTATCTATACCGGTTCTTCTACAGATTTGACTACTGGTACCGGAGCAACTGTAGCAAACGATACTATCATTTTTATCGGTAATAATTCTACAAATGCTTTCTTAACTACAGTTGGTCTAAATATAAATGCTATAACTATAGCTAATACTGCTGGTGTCTATACTAGTATCGTCAATGCTGCATCGTTTACAGTCGGTACATCATTCATAGCTAACACTACTGGTACATATCATACTAATCTAGTTAACGCTGCATCGTTTACAGTCGGTACATCGTTCATAGCTAACACTACTGGTACATATCATACTAATCTAGTTAACGCTGCAGCTTTTGCTGCAGGAAATACTACAACTGGTACCGGCGGTTCTTATCTAAACAATGGTACTCTTCTACTTGGTAACAACACCATCAATACTACTGTAAACTCTACTTCTTTCACTATAAATACCGGTACTATCAACAGTAATACTCTGAATATCGGAACATCATCTAAGGCTGCAAACGGATACGTCTGGTTACCGAACGGTATAAAGATGAACTGGGGTACAGTGCTTGCTAATTCTTCTACTGGCGATGCTACTTTCACTTCAGCTTTCACTACTCTTTATAACGTTCAAGCTACAAGTAACAACGTTTCTGTAACGGGATCTACCGGTGGATTTGCTTCTGTAATAGCTGCAAACACTACTGTAGCTAGCATCAGAGTACCGATTACGGGTGCACAAGTTTTAGTATATTATATGGCGATCGGAGTCTAAATGGCGCAACAACTTATACCAAACACATATAGATACAACTCCGCTCAGAACTTTGTAGATTCTTTCAATAAGACTGGTGCTAACGGTAACTACTACTATGTGTTTGCCGGTAATCATCAACCGTATAATAACAGCGTTATTCCTACAATATACGACAACGTTAATCAAACATACATCGATGTTTATCGTAATATGATATTTGGAAAGTTAGCTAAGACTACTGATGTTTCTTTGGTTATAAAAAAATATCAGTGGATATCTGGTTCTGTATATAGCATGTACGATGATCAAGATATAAACTTATCTTCTGAAATATTCTATGTTTATGTATTCGGTGGAAGCTACTATCATGTATTCAAGTGCTTAGACAACAATAGCGGCGCCGTATCTACTGTACAACCAGATTTCTTGGCTATAGGTAGCGACGGAGTCTATACTAGCCCAACTGACGGCTATACTTGGAAATACATGTATAGTTTTGATAGCTCTTCATACGATCAGTTTGCTACTGATACATATATTCCCTACACCGCTAACGTAGAAGTAATCAATTCGGCAGTATCTGGTTCTATAGAAGCAGTGAAGATCATTTCTACCGGTTCAGGTTACAACAACTATATTGTTAACGGCTACTTCAGTACGAGTGATATCGGCGTGTATCAAAACGCTTATAACTACGCTATCAGTGTAGGTGGAGCTTCTCAAGTAGATGACTACTATAAGGGATGCGTGTTAGCTATCACTTCTGGTACAGGAAGAGGACAATATAGAAATATAAACATCTATAACGGTTCTACTGCAACTAAATTTATGACTTTGAACGCTCCGTTCAATCCTAATCCGGATAATACTTCGACGTATTCGATATATCCGGGCGTCTATATAACGGGCGATCAAACTCAATCTGTTAATGCTACAGCATGGGCTTATGTTAATCCAAACGGAAACACTATATCTCGTATAGAGATGTTAAGTAAGGGTCAAGACTATAAGATAGCAAACGCTGAAGTGTATGCTTCTCAGTATGTTAACCCTACTAGTATAGCCACAGTTAGACCAATCTTATCTCCTCCTGGAGGTCATGGTTCCAATCCAGCCAACGAGTTGTATTGTTCTGCAGCAGAGATCAGCGTTAAATTTAGAAACTCAGAAAGTAATACTATCCCATCTTCTAGCTACTATAGACAGATCGGTGTACTTTTGAATCCTCAGTATTCTAGCGTTGTAGTAAAATACTCTTCTTCTAGAGGTACTTTTATTGGAAACGAAACCGTATATAGTTTCTATCCTAAAAGAATTCAACAGAACGTAAATATTTCTAGCGGTAATAATGTTATGGTAGCCGCAAACAACGGATCTTTTGACACTCTTCTTACAGCTAATACTTTAATCTATGTTTCTACTGGAACTGTAGATCAGCTTTTTGTGGTTGGTGGTGTTACTAACAGCACATATGCTACACTCAACTTGCAGAGTCCATATACTTTTGCTAACGCTACTGTCTATACTCTTGACACTCAAGCTTACGGAACCATAGATAGTGTGACTACTGGTCAGATAGAGATAAAAAATCTCATTGGTCACATAAAAACTGATACGTTATTGGTTGGTAGTTCTTCCGGAGCTGTCGCTAATGTTATCAGCGATATAGTTATAAACGGTGTATCTAAGCAGTTTGATACTTTCGTAGAAGCTTATAGATATACAGGGACTACTACAACCGGAACTTTTCAAATAAATGAGACAGTAACACAAATTTCCAATATAGTATCCAGCGCTATTCTTCATTCTGTTCAGAATATAAACGGCGTAACTAATTATTTTGTTACAAATCAAAACGGTATATTTAATACTTCTAACACGATAGTTGGTTTAAATTCTGGAGCCGTCGCCACACTGACGAATAAATACTTACCAGAGGTTGTTTTTGGTAGCGGTAAGATCTTGTACTTAGAAAATCTTGCTCAGATTACTAGAGCCAACAATCAGTCAGAACAGTATCAGTTAATCTTTGAATTTTAATAAAGGTCGAGAATCAAATGGCTTTAACGACAAATCTTAGTGTTTCTCCCTACTTTGATGATTACAATGAGAAAAAAGATTTCTATAAGATCTTATTCAAACCGGGTGTCTCGGTACAAACGCGAGAGCTGAATCAAGTACAGTCTATTTTTCAGAACCAGATCGAAAAGTTTGGCGATAATATTTTTAAATCTGGTGCAATAGTTTCAGGCGTAAACTTTAGCTTCAACGATGCTTATCCTTACGTAAGAATATCAGATCTTGATATCAACGGTGTTCCAACGGTTCCGTCAGCTTATGTTGGCATGTTCGTTTATAACCAGTCTACTGGAGTTCAAGCAAGAATTCTTGAGTCTGTAGATGGTTTCGAAACTACTGCTCCGAATACAAAAACTCTTTATCTAGAATACACCAAGAGTGGATTTGATGGTGTAACTACTAACTATAATCCAAATGATATCTTAACTATATCTAACGCCAACAATTCTTTTTTCGCTATAAATAGTGTAAACGGCGGTAGCGGATTTTCTAACAACGACACAGCTATCATCTGCTCTTCTCTTAGAGTTACTATGGCTAATGCATCTTTTAATGTTAACGATGAGATCTTACAAGGAAATACTGGTGCTACTGCTGTCGTTACAGAAGTTCTTACCGGACAGTTTGGTTCAGCTAACAACGATATTATTCTTCGTATAAAGCCTCGTACTATAGATCTATTGAATACAAATCTAACTACGACTCCTTGGGTATTCACTTCTGCAAGTAATACAGAAACGGCTAAAATAACTCTCAGCAATTCTAACGGTGTTTCTGGCACAGTTGTTTCTTCTATAGGTAAAAATGCTTCTGCACAAGTTATAACAGATTCTACCGGATACGTTCTTGGCATTCCTGTTTTGAATATCGGTTACGGTTATACGATTCTTCCAAACATAGTTATAAAGCCAACAAAAAGTACAGCCACCATAGGCACGTTTTCTGCTATAGGTATAAACTATGCAGCCAAAGTTAAAGTGCCATCTGGTGTAGTAGGATCTGGCACCGGTTACTCGATGTCTGTAACTGAGGGTTATATCTATCAGAAGGGATTCTTTGTAAAAGTAAACCCACAAAGCGTGATAGTTAACAAATACAACGAAGTAAGCTCGGCTAATAATATATCGGTAGTGTTTCAGACAAACGAAAGTATCATCACAAGCAATCAAGATGATTCTTTGTTAGATAACGTTACAGCAACAACTAACTCTAATGCGCCCGGCGCCGATAGAATGAAACTTGTTCCGACACTTACAGTTGTATCTACAGACGAAGCTAACGCTTCAGATTTATATTTTAGTCTAGTAGATTTTAGTGACGGTAAACCGTTTAAGCAGAATCGTTACACTGCATACAATGAGATTAACAACGAACTCGCACGTAGAACAAGCGATGAAGCTGGAAACTATGTGATAGATGAGTTTATTTCTACTACTAAGTCTACTCTAGCAGTTAACGGAAGCAGTAACGCAGCTAAAGTAGCAGTTATAGTAGATCCAGGAAAAGCTTATATCAGCGGTTATAGAGTAGAGACTTCAGAGAATCACTATTCAGAGATAGATGCTGGTATCGGTATCGGGTATACAAACGGTGCTGTTGTAAGCTTGAGCTACAACAACTATGTTCGTGTCTCTGAAATGGGCGGCTATATAAACTTCAATCATGGAGATCAAGTAGTATTCTCTGATTCTCCTGCAGCGTTTATCACAAACAATCTGACTACTCTTCCTTCTTTTACTGGTAATCAGATAGGTAAAGCACGTGTTCGTTCTTTGGTTCTTGAAGACGGTACACCGGGAACAAACACGGCTATATATAGAGCTTATTTGTTCGATACAGCTATAGCTACAGGTTATAATCTTAAAGATGCTAGAAGTATCTATTACGGTTCATCGAATACTTTGCCGTCTACTACTATCGGTATAGCTGATATAGTATTGACTCCTGATCCTGTTACTGGAGCTAACATAGCTTTTATAAACGGAGCTAACAACAGTCAGCTTCTGTTTAAATCTGGTACAGTAACTACTCTGCAGAATGCAAATAACATAACTTATACATATAGAACTTCTAATAGCAACTTAACTTTTGCCAATTCTGGTTCTCTTTCTATCTCTTATACTGGTAGTTCTACTGATAAGTTTGACTATACCGGTTCATTGACTTCGGCACAGATGAACGATATCATCATCGTTCCGACTTCAAACTTAGTGTTTTCTTCTGCTATTACCGGCGGTTCTTCTGGTTTAACAGTCTCTCAAACAAATACTATAACAACAACGGGTACAAGCTTTCTGAGCGATCTAAGTGTCGGTGATTATGTTTATATAGAATCAAACACAACTTCAGTAAACATCAACGCTTCAACAAACGTGAGTACAGGTTCCAATACTATTTTGGTAACACCGAACCCGTTCTCTAACGGTGACTACGTTCATTATCTTGTTGCTACAGGAAACTCAAACATCGGTGGTCTAAGCAACAACGCTTACTACTATGTTTTGAATTCAAACAATACTACTTTCCAGTTAACTAGCAGCGCGGGTAATACAGTAGCTATCGATCTTACCGCTGGTATAAGTGAAACCGGTCATTCATTCTCTACAACTAATGCGCACAGTGATATCAAGAAAGTTGTGTTGATATCTAACAACACAAGCATGCAGCTTAACTCTAATGTTACTTTCAACTCTTCTAATGCATCTATAACAAGAGTGTTCCCACAAAATGTTTCTATGCCGTTTGGTTCTAGAAACGGTATGACCATGAGCGTTAGCAGTGATTCTAAAGTTATGACTGCAAACGTGGGATACAGAATTAGATCTTCTGCTACAGCTGCAGCTTCTTATAACGTTAAGAGATACAACGTTAGTGCTGGAACTAAACAAGCAGTCAGAGATATCAACGTTAAAATTACTGCTCTTAATAATCCAGCGGGTGTAACTGGCCCTTGGTGTCTTGGCTGTCCAGATATTTTTCGTTTGAAGAGTGTAGTAATAAATGATACCATAGATAAAACTTCTTCGTTTTATATCGATCACAATCAGAATACAGACTACTTGGATCTTGGCTATCTGTATCTCGATCCCAATTCTTCTCTTCAGCTTACGAGCAGCGATACTCTTTCTGTAATTTTCGATGCTTTTGTGGCCAACACCGTGGGTTGTTTTGTAACACAGTCGTATGTCGGTTCAAATTCTGCTCAACAGTATATCAACGACAGTCTAAACTTAAGAGATCTAACCACTCAAAACGGAATAATCAACACGAACGAAGTTCCGGAACTTTATTCTGATAGAAACGATTACTATAATCTTCTTAATGTTGTCGACTTTAGACCGTCTGCTCTTCCTACTATCAACGTTTACGCTACTGGTTCTTCTCTATACAACATAACTACTATCAACTATAATTTTGAGCTTGGAGAGTTTATTACTGCTTCAAATACTACTGTTAAAATAACAAACCAAGATCCAGTAAACACACGTGTGTTTGCAAATAGTATCTCTACAGATCTTAGGTTCCCACTTCCTGACTCAGTTATGACTACGGACATCAGCTATTATCTTCCAAGAATAGACAGCGTAGTCGTTACTAAAAAAGGAACTGTAGATGTATTGAAGGGTTCTTCTGATATAAAACCAGTTCCTCTGAATACACCAACAGACAGTATTCTTATAGATAACATTCTTATTCCTGATTATCCTACTGTTCCAAAAAATCCTGATGTAAGAACTCTCGAGATTTTGAACACAAGAATAGTAAGCGAAAAGCATACTGTAGCCAGAGTAAAGAATCATATAGCTCTTAATCTCGCTTCTACAAAGAAGATAAAGAATGAGCTTCAGCCAAAAGGTTATACTATGGCTGAGATCGGTAATCTTGAAAGAAGAATACAAGATCTAGAATACTATGTTGGTCTTTCTCAGCTAGAAAATTCTGTAACAAGTCAGATCATTCCGAGCTCTTTGACTCCGAATATAGATCGTTTCAAGTACGGCTTCTTCGTCGATGATTTCAGCACATCCAGCTATTCTGACTTAAATAATCCACAGTATTCTGCTACAAGAAAGTTTAACAGCCTGTTACCAGCTTCAGATAATATCAATCTACCTCATGGTAATTATCTAAACTATAGTTTAAACGTAGTTTCAGAAAAACCTGTAGTAGTTCAAAGCTCAGCTTCATACGAAACACTTCCGTCACCGTGTGTTCTTGATGGAAATTCGCCGTTTGCTATAACAGAAGTAACAGATCAACAGGCTAATCCGTATGTTGCCGATCAAGCAGTAAGCGTTTATACTACTCCAAAGTTTACGCAGTTCAATGCCTCTGGTACTTTGTATTTCTATACGTATAACTCTCCAGTTTCTTTTGAGATAATACAGAGTGGTATTATTCTAAAAACTAGTTCTGACGCAGTGGCTCTTACTGCAGACGATATAACTATGTTGAAAAAGCTCTCATTCTTCAACAACAGCGAAATAATTCTGAGTACTGATACTCCTGTCATAAATGGTGGTTATGTAACTGGAATCGGAAAGATACCTTTTGCTCATACAGCTTCAGCTGGTAGAGTCTATACTATACAGACTACTAAAGGAACTAACAGTAAGAAGTGGCGTTGGATGTTGCAGTATCCAGTCGACTCTGCAGACTATATCGATTGTGTGTATGATGTTAGCCCAACACAACCTATCATCACATCAACACCCACTCCTACTCCGACTCCTACCCCGACGCCAACACCTACACCCACTCCGACGCCAACACCTACGCCAACCCCAACACCTACTTCTACTACGTACGCATCGACATACCTGTATATCATGACAAAGAATATGCAGTCATCTGGTAACGACTCAGATGCTCTCGATATGAATCCGTACGGTTACGATCTGTTGGGTACTCCGGGTACTGGCTTCGATCAGTATAACATCAATATTACTGACTGGAGCGCGATAGCAGCGCATGCGCCTTATACGTTCAACCAGATAAGCTACAGTGAAGATGCCGGCGGTAAGTTTAAGTCGATCTATATTCCTTCAAGCACAGTAGCTGCTGCTATACGTTTAGCTTTATGGAAAGTTAGCTACATAGATTTCCAGATAGTTTATAGATACACCGGTGAACAGTTAGTAGATCTTATTCATGGGTTCTACACGACTTACATGCAGCGTATTCCTGAACTTAACGGTGTTCTTTATTGGATAACAGATATCATTCTTCGCGGAAGATCGATCAACGATGTTAGAAACGATTTCATCAATATTTCTAACAACTATAAGACACGTTACGGAACTACTTTTGCATACAAGTGGAACACTACAGACGTAGTAATTTCTAACTATACTATATCTTCTCCGGTATTTCCTTACTCTCAGGATGGATGGGCTTTCTTAAGACCATCTACTATGCTTCATCAGCAGACTTTCTATCTGGAATCTATCAGCGATTCCGGTGAAACAGACATATACGCTACTCCTACTTCTTACGTGACTCAGACTTACTACGATACTTCTCTGAACATAAAGACTAGATTCTTTGAAACTTTCCAGTGTCGTACTGAAGTATTGTTGAAGGGTATGAGTGCTAGAGTAGGAAGAACTATACCGGCTTCTGATACTGAATCGGTTCTGAGAAGAATATATAATGTATACTGGAATACACCCATAAGAGGAGGTTCTTCTCTTGCTGGTGGTTTAGGAAGACCGCCGGATATAGGTGGTTTCACATACTGGTTAAAGAAGTACTACGTCGATGGTTGGACAGTAGATCAGACTATAGCTGCAATGTTTAACAATCCGGAGCCAAACAGCATCAACACTGGTCTTCAGACTCTGAGAGAACAGGGGATAGTATCACAGACTACCGATTTAGCTGTGACTACACTAGTGTTTGATACTACGTTGTACGGAGCTAGACAAGCTGTAATAACTACACCGGTTGTTACAGTTTCTACGAGCAACACAAGTATTACAGTTTCTACAAACAACACAAGCACAGGTGTTACTACTGCAGCAACCACTCAGACTATTTTTGTATCTAAATACTGGTTGATAGATGGAGAAACAAATTTTCCTCCAGCCGGATCTGATGAAGCGTTAGCTCTAGGTTACTATGATGGTGATGGTAACCTTACTTCTACTGGTCACATAGCACTCTATGGTTATTAATATTCTAACGGGAGAATAAGTTGGATATCTCACAAGTAAAAAAGAAACTATCCGCTTCTCAGTTTAGCGTGCCAGATCAGTCTTTTAGACTAGAATGCGCTAGCTTAAGACCGTACACACGTTATTTTGTGATTTTTGATAAGCTAGATTTTACAGGATTTTGTGTTCAAGACGGAAAACAACTTGGAGAAACTTTGATATCCGATGGATACGGAAAGTTAAACTTCACTTTTTACTGGAACAGACAGAACGAAGCTATAATCTTTGGTAACAAAACGTTCGCTAATATATTCAGAGATATAATGGGTAACAAGCTTTTGACTATAACTGATAAGTCTGGTACAAGTTTTATCAATAAGACTATATTTTTTACCAATAATACGCCGGATATTATGTTCACGAAATATACTCAAGCTTCAAACATCGTGACAACGTAAGGATAATTTGATGGAAGCCCAAACTTTTACTATCGATCTAAACGCTGTAGCTGGATCTTCTCAGATTAACATCAGTAGCATAGATCTATACTTTAAAAAGAAACCGTACGGGGTTGGAAACATATCTGGTGTTCTAGAACCGGGTATAATGGTTTATATAGTTCCTACTGCAGCGGGTGGTATACCAAACTATAAAACGCTCGATGACTATGCTTCAGTCAGAAAAGAATTTTCAGAAATAGTTTCTTCTGTAGATGCTTCGATTATGACTAAGTTTTCGTTCATGAATCCGGTAGCAGTACAGACTGGTCAAGAGTACGCTATAGTTGT